TATCCATATTCAAGTAATTCATTTCATTTCTTCACTCCCAGTTACCTTAGTTTCTGGTTCTTGTTTATAAATCGGCTCAAAAACTTTGGGATAACGTTGTTGTAAAAATTCTCGCCCCTTCTCTGTTACCTCATACATTCCTGGAGCAGGCATTCTGACAAAACCAAAGTCCCTCTTATAGTATGACAACCTCGTCACCAACGTCTTCCTTGCGACGTCGTTGTACCCAAACTTTCGATATCCATCCAGTATGGCATCAATACTCTTCGGTCCGGAGAGCATTATTCTGAACATATCCAAGGAGTCATCTTTAATAAAACCAGGAGCTTCTTTGGTTTTTCTCTGCCCAGTAGTTACAGGCTTGCTTGAATCAAAATCTTCAGTGTCAGCGAGGGATTCCAGAGAAAGAATGAATCTCTTAAGCTTCTCAACTTTTGATTCGAGAGAGGAGAGTTCGCTCCTCGCTTCTGTCAATATTGCTGAATAATTCATCGTTCAACACTCGCTCACGTTTCATTAGACAGCAGTCTAACATTAATCCCGCACGCGAGCGTGTAATAAAAACTCTTGTATGTCGGATTGACATACTTGAACGCCACATCTTGCGGTTTTTCCCCGATTTTTATATGGTGAACCTGAAGAGTCAATTTTCCATCAGACTTAACAACTGTTTAGGTTTTATTAAATTTCTAAACCGTTAATTCATTTCAATTGGATGGCACACCGTTCAATGATTCTTCGATCAGAGACTGCGTGCTCTGCACATTGGCTAAGAGTTGCTGAACACGCCTCAAGTGCTGGTCTAAATCGACCACACTCTCCAAGCTCGCGTTGTAACTTTCGCTGTATCGCGGCGTCTCGCTCGCGCACCCGGAGAGCAGAATCGTTAAGGACACCAATAGACTTTTCCAACTGTGCAATTTCTTTATCCTTTCTATGTAACGTTTCAATCTGGTGAGCAAGTATTCGCTCCCGCTCCTGTGTCCACCTCAGCTCAGTTTCCTGCTGGCCGAAGTGATAGCCAAGCACTGAGGAGAACATGACGGCGGCAATAATCAGGATTACTCGGATCATTTTCTGAAAAATAGTTCTAGTTCTGCGTTTCGGCGCCTTCTCAACCCGTCTTCAAATTTCGAGCCAGGGTTGACATACTTAGGCCACCATTCCCTAATCCCGTCCTCGTTCTCGGCGTTAATCATTTTGAATAATGTGTATCGTCTGCACTTCGTAATGCCGAAGTTGAAAACGAAACTCATGAGGGCAATAAACTGATTCTCAGTCACTGGCACATGGACGAGCGCTGCCAGCTCTTCCTGTTTCTGAATCAAGTCTTTATCCAAGAGGTCGTATGCCTCAGCTCGCGTAATGTGTTCGCCTGCGTGCACGTCTTTCGTGTGGCCAAAACCAATGGTCCACACCCCAGCAGGACAGCGATAAGATTCAAGGGCCGGACCACCTTTAGGGCCCTGTTCAAACTCAGATATGAACTGAGTTGCTAGTTCAGGTGGGTAAAGCAGGATATCTTGTGTCATTGAATTGCACCAAAATTTGAGTTACTCTGAATGGGTTACTTTTATTGTTAAAGGAACGACTATGGCAAAAAACGAAAAATCCTCTAAGGAACTTGCGTCTCTCGCTGGCAAAGTGCTCCAGCAGAAGACCTCTACTAAAACTGCTAAGAGCTTGGCGGGTTCTGTTTTAACGCAAGCTCCGGATCGCAAGTCTCAGAAGAAAAAATAGTTTGTCTACTTAGTATCTGTTTGCGGGGTATACATATGTGCCCCGCAACTTGTTTACGATCCGCACCGCTTATGTGAGGAACAAGGACTACAACAGTATCTGTTTCTTTTCTAATAAAGCCCACAGAGGTAACCTCGGTAACTTTATATTCAAGTTCGTCCTCAAATTCCCATCCTGGAGGACATCCAAAGGTATCAACCCACTTAATTATCTCGATTCTCATTTAGGCTCCTTCGTATTGTGTAAGCCATGCAGTTGCTGAACTTCTTTTTTGATAGATTCAATATCTGAACTGATACGTTCAAGCTGCTTCAGATTCTCAGTGTTTGAAGTTGATCGTCTGTTTAGCTCGTTAATCTGGAGGCGCTGGAGGGCCGTTTCGTTCTCCAGCATGTTGATCCGATCTTGCTGTGACACGATCGTGTACTGATTCAACTGAGAGTTTGTGAAAAACCCAGCCATATAGAAAGCAAAGAACAGAACCAACTTTATAAGGCCGGCTATGAATGAGCGCATACTAATTGCCATGATTCGCTCCATTGTTGTGAACAGTGAGTTTTAATTTGCCTGTGACGATCCCGTACAGCGTATTCATGATCTTCAGGCCAAAATATGAAGAAACTCCTGAGCACGCTCCTATCCATTCCCAGGAGAGCTTGGAGGTACGCAGAATTAAATAGACAATGAATCCGGCCGCGCATGACGTAACAAACTCAATGAACCAGCGCGGAAAATTCCAGCCCCGTTCCGCTCGCACGTACGGCATAGCAGAACCCGATGCCGCACATATAAGAATGAGCGTGAACACTATTAGGTTTACCGTGCTGGCAAACTCGCTGAGGCTGAAATCTGTTTCCATGTCTATTCCTTTTTGGACATGTTATGAGCGCTTTTTTTTTCAATGCGCACACCTAACGAAAAGCCCCTCGAATGAGGGGCGGAGTGGTTAAGTGTTTTTGTAGGGAATAAATTTAATGCTGACTGTTCCGGCTACTTTGACAAATCCTTCAAATAAGAGAGTCTCTCCTTTTTCAACCTGCGCATTCAAAGTTTGCCATCGACCCGTATCCCCACTGATCCCAGTTCTCGCATAATCTCCCCACTCAAGTTTGCGGATCGCACAATCACTAACATTTAAAGACATCGAGAAAATCACAAACCCTGAGAAGGGAGCTGTTAAGGATATGCTGTTGTAGTACCCAACATTACCGAAGTTGCAGGTTTGAATTGTCATTCGAGATAGATCTAACGTCCCGATTCTCGGCTTCTCGCTAACATTGATAAATTTGCTCAACAAAAGCTGGAGGAGCGACTTCAGCATGACGCACCTCCTACAGCAGAGTTAGTCTTCAGTCTGCATTGGGATAAGCTGAAGCGTGTCAATAGTTGAATCAGGTGACACCAAGTATGAGAATGGCTGACCTTTTGAGACAGGAATGATGTGTCTCCTCGAAAGTACTTGGCTATCAATAAACCCTGAGCCGCCTGAGGAAACTTCCAAAATGACACCCGAGGCGTTTCCTGAGAACGTAACGTAACCGTCCGCACTGGACGTAAGAGTGTGCCACACATTGTCTTTAGTGATAGAGAAGAGGATCGCCTCGACTGATGGACTGACTGCGTGTTGAATCCACGCTCTCTTACTCTGCAAGAATTTCTCCGCAAAGAGCTGTACAAGTGCTTTAAGCAACATAAGCCACCTCCTTGCAGAAGATCGTTCTTAAGAGATTGTACCCCCCCCCCGATGGTTTTTGTAAACCAGCATTCGATGTTTTTAGCCTGTCTAGCACATAACGTAAAGACTTGCCCTTTTGCTATCGGACAGGCGCACAGAAGAACGTCCCCTACAACTTGTGGAGTTGTAAAGACATTTACGTTTGGGGTTTGAGCTGAGGCAATACAAGTAACTGTATCCGCAGTAAATCTTATACAAGCAAAGCCATCAGTTGGAGCAACTCCGTTGTAAACGACACCCCAGCTGTCGATAGAAGTAGTTGTCGGGGTTAGTGCCACATTTTGGGTTGACGGCATAGCCTGATGTCCTACAAGCTCGGATTCTTCCTTGCTGTAGAACTTCGACAGCAGGAGGCTCAGAATGTTTTTCAGCATAAGGCGCCTCCTGTTTGAAAACTATTTATTGCCGATACTCGGAACAAAGAAAACATATGCGCTCGTGGCGTTTGTCGATAGTATGTAGGCCACAGACCAGCCTTTTGAGACAGGAAGACAAAAGCCTTTATAAGTTGCCTCTGTTGTATGGCTCCCCTGCCAAACCTCCCCGTTGCTAAGCAGAACTTGCGAGGCAACCCCTTTGACGCAGAACCACCCGTTGCAAGGAGAGACGATAGAAACCCACTCTCCTGTCGCTGAAGGTGTGATATGCGTCGCTTGAACAGTTGGATTGGATTGGTAGGAAATCCAGTCGCTTCGGCTAACAAGGAGTTTTTCAGCGAAAAGTTGAATGAGGGCCTTAAGCATGACAGAGCCCTCCAAACCAGGAGGTCATACCCCCCCCTCGATAGTTTTCACTAATCGGACGGTAACTTGCTCTAGATATCGGCCATAAACAGAAAATAGCTGCCCTTTTGAAACGGGCGTGAATAAATTCAGGATTTCACCTCCCGGATTAGATGTCCCTGTAGTCGTAATTTGCAACGCCTGAGTATTTATCTGGAAAAATCCTTTATCGGATGTAGTACGGCCCGTGGCCCAAATATAACCATCTGATACCGCGGTTGAATTAGATAAAACCGGTCCCCAGTTGTCTACTGAAGCTGAAGGGTTGTAGTCTACAGGTACTGCAGAGCTGGGCTTAGAAGCGTGTCCCGCCTCTGCTGGTGTCGTTCGGCTATCGAGTAGCCGCTGAATAAGTTGTTTTAGCATTTAAACTCCTTGCCGAGCCTAAATGCTCGGCGTTATTAGATTGGGCAGAAATAGCAATAAACCATTCCGGCACTCATGCCATAGTGGTATTCAACTTGCTGTCCTTTTCTGATGTACATGTATGCTCCAAGATTGGAGCCGGGTTGTTGAAGTCTTGTTAGGGTCGGCCAATCACCTTGGGCTTTATTGCGGATACCAACAAATATCGCTTGCGTTGCGTAAATCCAAGCAACCCCATCCGCTGGAGCCACATAAATAAAAGCGTCTGTGCCCGTAGCTGTATGGACCAAGATATTTCCTGAAATGAAATCAGAAATGCCTATCTCTGACGACCTTTTCCCATATATAGTTAAACTACCCCCCCCCAGCCGCCGCTCACTGATCTGCGAGGAACGAATAAGCTACACAACAGACTTGCTAATTGTTTAAACATTGAAAAAACCTCCTTGTCTCATAGAGTTGCGGGCATCAACTGCCTGCTCCAATTCGTAGGCCAAAGCTTCCGGAAATGCCGGATAGTCGATAAAAGGAAAGCTAGGCTTGTCCGGAAGATCTTTAAGTGCTTGGCGATAATTCAATAACGCCTGTCGATCTTCTTCAGTTAATTGAGCTCTCTTCGCCTTGGCGGCTGACTGCACAGTAATGTCCGGGAGCTGAACATACTTATCAGTGTCAGAGATTCGAGCATTGCGCTCTCCTCTAACTTCTTGTTCGTAACGCTCTTGGACAAATTTGTCATCCAGTTCAGGAAGTTCTGTTGAAAGGTAGTAATTACCGTCAGCACTGTGGAAATAGCCTTGAGGACTGGGCTCAAGCTTCCAATATTTGATGATTACTCCATCATCTCGCTTAAATCTTTCGGATAGCTTGTAATGGCTCTCTGCGTACGCCTCATCTTTGGGATCTGTAAACGCGTGCTGACTCGGTGCATTGGAGGAAACAACAATTCTTCCGTCCGAGTCCTTCAGTGAGTATTTTGCAAGCGGTCGGCTCATTGCCTTGGCAAGCATTTCCTGCCTAACTTGTTCTAAGGTCTTCATTGTTTATCCTTCGGAATTGTTTAATTTGTCGATGGCGTTTCTGTCTCAGCAGAGTTTTTGGCATCATCAATTTCTTGCTGGGTACCACCGTTTTCAAGAATCAGTTCTTCGAGAATCGGGCAAACATAATCATCAACACGACCATTAAAGCTACTGTCTGCCCATGCATTGACTCCGGCGCCGAAAGCAATATTGTCTCTAGCCGTCTGTTGCTGAATCGTGCTTAACGACTGGCTTGCCTGATATGAAACAGAAGGCGTGAGGTCTGTGTAATCTGCCGATAGGAGAGCCGTACCTGCCGAAGAATCAACGGACGCGATCGTAAACATTCGGCCATCGGTTCCAACAACTGTGTCTCCGGCCTTGATATTCCCTTGCGGCTTAAGATCAGCTATCTGGATTGTTCCGGATACGGTTAAAACCTGATTGATCACGCGTACCGCATAAGCACTTGCGGCCGCTTCAAGGGCTTTCGTTTCTGCGGTCTGCGCAGCTGTCTGAGCAGTAGTTGCCGCTGTCTGAGCCGTCTCTGCGTTACCCTGTGCTGTCTCTGCCGCCTGCTGCGCGGCTTGTGCAGTTTGCAGTGCCTGTGCCGCATTGTTAGCCGCTGTTTGTGCGCTTGCTGCAGAACCCTGAGCGGCTGTCTGTGCCGCTGAAGCAGATGTTTGGGCAGTGTTTGCTGTGTTAACTGCGATCGTTGAGGCATCGACCGCAGACTTGGATTGCGCAATTGCGGTTTGGATGTCAGCATCCCAATCATCGACAGTCTGTTTTAGAGTCGCAACCTTTTCATTCGCCGCGTTCGCTTCTGCCAATGCATTCGAAGATGTTGAATTAGCAGTCTGTGCAGTTTGCCGAGCCTCTTTAGCGATTGATAGAGCTTCTTCGGAATTATCTGAAGCTTGGTCTGCATATTGGCCAATGTTGTTAATAGCATCTTCTGTCTGCTGCAGAACTTCCGGGCCGCTTATTACTCTGGTGCCTGTTGGCGTGTAATGGAATTGAAATTTCTTGTTTGCCATAATTTTTTACTCCGGCAACCTGAGGAAGTATGCAAGGGTGTAAAACGGAGGTTCGTTTGAAACTCCCGTAATCTCGACATTTGCATTCAGCGTGTGAGTGTGGGTTTGACCACTGCCAGTATTTCCAATCGAAAGGGAATGGGTATGGGCGCCGTTAGTCGATGTTTGTCCGGTCCAAGTTTTAGAAGCGTCAAAACTTATATCGTTTTGATTGCCGTTGTTACCTTCCGATTCATTTGCATTGCCAGCACCACTTCTACTAAAAGCTCCGCTAGCTCCATAACACTCGTTTTCTCCCCAGAAAGATCCGGTGATGTTCATTGTTCCACGAGTATGAGCATGATTTCCTGCGCTATTAGCGCTTCCGGTGTGCGTATGGGCAGGTAACTGTGCAACAGTGAGAGCCGTTCCTCCAATTGTTCCGTTGACCGCAAGATCCTGAATTTCGATCGTTGCAGATCCGCCCGCTGCCCCGGCGTTCTGAGGAAGAGATCCCTTAACAAACTTTCCTACTAAGTTTGGGACCGTCCCTCCACTTCCGTCCGATCCTCCGTCACATAAAACCCAGCCAACATCGGCTTGCGTAGATCCCCAAAAGATAGGATTCCTGTTTCCCGTCCCTCCAAGGGTTACGTTGTAAAAAGGGACAACGGCGCCGGCTGGGACAGTGATGTCAATATTTTTCCAAACTGCTCTGTTCGTTCCGGGAGCTACTGCCGTTGAATGAGGGCCGTTTGGCTGCAGACATCGGTACTTTGTTCCGTTCTGCATGACCTCATTGCCAACCTCGTAATCCAATAGGGCAGAGTAGTTCATGATTCCACCTTGCTGGAACCACACTGCAAATTGAGACAACAGGAACAAGACACCGTTGAAGTCTGCTTTGTGCGGCGGAATACCGCCCTGTTCAATCGGAACAGCATTGACCTGACCCCAGCCCTCCTGTACAGACAATCGCCCAGTTCCCGCTTCGGTTGGAGTTAAGGGAGGAATCGTGTATTCCCCGTTAGCTGCCACAACTCCGGGAATTTGAAATTTAGGATAGTTGCTCATATATCAATAACCTTTGAAGGATTGAATACGCCCTGATTGAAGGGAAGAAGTTTTGATCCGTAGAAACCAAAGACCAATGTGTTCGGAACAACGGCTTCGACATTTGCCAGAACGCCCGCAGGTCTGTTCAACAGTCCGTAGTTTTTGAGAATCGCGATTTGAACTGAATTAGGCTCACCCACAATTCGGATGTTGATTGTCATGTCCTGGTAATCATTGACGAACGCCGGAAGTCCTATCAACCGTGTAAGCAAAGAATTGATGGTTTCTGCCGTCGAGTTTGAAACATTCACAACAGCTCGATAAAAAATCAAGAATCTGAAAAACTCATCATCCAGTCGTGTGTCCTGCCCATCAATTACAAGGTTTCGATTCACGCCTACACGTTTGCCCCACCAATCCAGCCAAACCCCAGAAGCTGTCCCAGGGTTCAAGATGAAATTAAAAAACGCGTCCAGTTGAGGGGACGCGTCTAATTCCACATTGAAAAGTAACCCTAATTGTCGGTATCGCTCGGAGTGCGAATACTGCGACTGGAGCGCAATAGAAATAAGCGATCGGACATTTGAGAGTTTTCTGAAATCCTCGACACTCAGAATGTTCCGCCATGTTGCAGAATCAGCCATCTTAGCCTCCTGTTTGGAATACCAGAGAGACATCGGACTCTTGAATCGTGGGCTCCACATTCGCAGGAATCTGGACACTTGATCCGAAAGTCCCTGTTCCTAGGGCTACCTGAATGGATGCAACCGGAACGGCTGTCGCTGATTGAATTGCGGCATAGAACCGAGAAGCGTAGACAGTCGAAGCTAAAGAAACGCGGTCGTTCGCTCCTTGTCCAAGAACGTCATTGATCACAGCTTGGATAACATTGTTTTTCTCAGTCGGATTCATTGAAGTAGCAAAGAATTCAATCTTGACCTTCAAGGCTTGATTCTGCGGCCTGACAATGTTGTAGACGTAGGTGGCGTTGTAGAACCTAGAGTCCGTGTATGAAACTTGATAGGTTCCGGTAGTCCCACAGCCTGCATCTTTACGCTGGTAGATCGTTTGAGCGATCTGCTCATCCTCTCCGCCAACGATGGCGACCAAGATGGAATGAGGATTGATGCTTACACCAAATTGAGTGATGGCAGCATTCGTCGGATTCTCTAAAACTCTGACATCGAGGACGCCTTCAAGCGCCGCTAGGTTTGCCTCAATCGCTTCAACGTACCCCGTGGCATTGACTGCATAACTTTCTACCATACGGTTTCTAAGTTCTGCGTCCGTCTCTTCATCTCGACCGACTACGCCAGCGGCAGGATTGGTGATGGTGTCCCATCCTGCAATCGTGGTGACGATCCTATTCACTGCTCCCGCTGCTACTTCTAGCGGGCCATGTTCAATAGCAGTAAAGGTCGTTGTGACGCTTCCGGTGTCTCCGATTCGCGCACCTGCTGCGGCCGAATGTCTGTACTGATTGCCAAGGGAATCTTGCGCGATCGCACCATAGGGGATCACTGTTCCCTTTAATCCTGTGAGTACGCAGTTGACCACCGTAGGCTCGGAGATTTTACGATCCAAGCCGTAGAGAGCCGCCAGAGCATCCAAAAACTTTCCTGTTGCGAGATCCGGGTTGACCATGTTCGACAGGAAAAGAATCTCAGAGTTTTTAGCCTCGATTTCTGCCACGATTAGATCAAGAACCTGTCCCATTGGCGAACTGGGCTCGATGTTCAAAAGCGGATCAGTCGGCGATGTTTGAAACGCCTGCTGGATCCGGGAGCCTAGGTCAGAGCGAATCTCTTGCGTACTCGGCAGTTCTACGCCGACCAGTGGATTAAAAATAATTTGAGCCATAATTTTTTAGAACACAAAAGAAACTGTTTCGTCCTGTTCGGTTGTGATCGTGATTTCCCCGTGGAGCGTTCTCGTTTCCTCATCGAACTCAGTAATGTCCACAGAATCAACTGACCTCACACCATCAACCCTATTTCCAGCCTCATGAATCAATTGAGCAAGGACGGAGGAATCCAGCTTTTTGGCGAGCTGGGCTTCCTTCCATGCAATGCCGTTGGCCTGCTGGAAGTAAGCATCGTTCGTCCACAAACGAATCTCGTTGGCCAAGTTCTGAGCTATAGCCAAAGCTCCGGACGTTAAAAGGATGTTCCCTTCTTTCGTCAGCTGCAGATCCCATGACTGAGGATTCAGAAGAGCTGTTTTTGCTGTATGCGGCATGATCTAACCTCCTCGTTTACTGCGGGGCGCCGGTGCTTGAATTCCCGCTTTCCACGCCAGAATGAACGTGCTCAGTCAAGCTGATACTCTTCGCTTTAACATCACCACTGAATGTTGCGTCAGCACCGCCAGAACCACCGCCGGAAATTGGTCCGTTCAAATTGATCTGAGCAGAGTTGACTGTGAAACTGGTGCTTGCATTGACCTCACACTCCGGGGATTCAATCGTGATCTTTGTCGGAGCTTTAATCTTGATGGTCCCTTCATCTTCCAAATGAATAAAGACTTCCGGAGCCTTGCCCCAGAATCCACCAATGTAGAAAGAATCAGAAGGATCAAACTCTCTGAATGTCGCCGGAACTTTAGACGTGTTGTCCCCGTTGACATTAGAAATATCGTGTTTGGCAACCACAGCCAAGCCCACATCTCCAACTTTTGGATCACAGACGATAGCGGCAGTACCATGCTGCAGTCGAAAGTACGGCAGTTTAGGAATCGTTGTCACTTCAATCCCTTGAGCCTGTACATTCATAGGCTTTAGCAAGGGCTTGGCCGTAACGTAACCGGCGCCGGCTTCTGTGCCTGCCCTCTGGACTGCCGTTACTGTGACCGGAAATGCCGTATAAACCGTCTTAGAAAGGATCGACTTTACGAAAAACTCAAGGGCATTTATGGGACTGGAGCCTGCAAAATCATCATAGTTTGCACTGAATTCCTGATTACTCATCGACCTCACCACCTCGGATAGATTGCTGTAATGCTCGTTTTCCACGCCTGAGCACCAGGATCGTTTGCACTGAGCTCATGTCGAAGCCCCGTGATCTTCCAAGTTCCGGATGCTCTTGGGACTATCGTCTCTAATTTGAAATTTGCTCCGATCCGAAGATCCGGCCTAAAAAACGTCGTAACGTTGATACCGTTATTGGAGAATGTCGGATAACCGATCATTCCATTCATTGCGTTAATCAAGGGAATAGACCCCTGAGTCTTCCGAATTCCGTGTTTTTCAACGAGCACTACCTTGTCATCGTCAAAAATCAGGTTGGCCCCCACTGCTCCGGCTATTCGTCTCATTTTCGTCACCGGATCGCCTTCAATGATGCAGTCCTTGATTGAAGCTGTGATGTCGTTATTCTCAAGTGTGTAGCCGATCTCTTTTGAGATCTGGTCAATTAAGCCAGAAACTGTTTGGTTACCTGTGACAGAAATCGGAGGCTGTGGAATTAAAGCAGGGAAAAGTCCGCAATTAGCTTCGATCTTAAAAGTCGGAGAAGGAGCGGCATTGAAATCCGCCCAGGCGTTAATGATTTCGCCCTTAAAAATAACGGAGAGTGTCTTGCCCTTCTCTCCTGCAGAAACATTGATTTTGTTTCGCTTCAATGAGAATGACTTAAAACCTAAATGGGTCAACCGCTCCATCGTGGTTAAAGACAACCCTTTAAGTTCTATCTGAGCCTTAGGAAATGCGGGACATCCGGACTTTTCAACCGTACACTTAACCGCAAATCCTTGAAACGTGACCGCCTCCTGACCATCCAGCGTGATAGTTATAGCTACCTCTTTTTGCGTGTACGTTGTGTTTTTATCAATTTCCGGAAGTAGTGACGGCATTTCCTGCCTCCTCGTAAACCAAGATCCATCTTGAGTTGAGTCCCTCGTATTGAGGGTCCGAGTTTCCTAAGGTATCGACAAAAAACAAACGCCCCGAAAAGAGAGGCGTGGGATAACAATTGATGTCCGTACCTACACAGCACCGGCGCCCAGAGAATATCTGGACACCCTCAATCATTAGGTCACAAAAAAGGTACTCGGCAACCTGACGTAAACGGATCATGCAGTTTTGTCCGTCAAGAACACATGAGAACTCTTGGAACGGAAGAGCGCTTATAACGATTTGGTTCATTTTTTCAGGTAATCAGTCAGGCTCTTAAAGATGCCTGGTTTTACTTGAGCTTGTCCCGTGTTCACCTTATTGGCAGAAGTTGCACGTTTGGGCGAATACGAGGTTTTTTGCTGGCTTAGGTTTACGGAGACAATTTCAACAAACGAAGCGTGAACGTTGAGCATTGAGGCGCCCGTCGTTTGAGTTCGGGAAAAATCATAGTGATCGAGCGCCATATTTCGCCAAATTTTGGCGGGGCTAAATATCGTGCAGGTGTTGGTACTGTTCAATCGTCTATCAAGCATGGCAAGGGCCAAAACCTGAATGGCGTAATTACCGTTAAACAAGAACTCTACGTTCACCCGCTCGGGTTCTCGCACAATGTTGAATGCCGCCAGCTGGCCGTTTTCAACGGGCTCTGTCGGAACCCTTGAAGATTTATCTGCATCAACTGCGCCAATAGAGGTGTACGGAACGAACGGCAGAAGGTTATTACCGACTACCGCCCATCCCATGGACATTACAGAATTGATACTTGCCATGTTAATCACCGCCTTTCAAGTAGGCGCTTGCTTGATTCGCCAGCATGTCCTGATAATCCCCTTGGCCCTCCGTTACTGCGCGATAGGCGGCGTCATGTACGGCTTTAGGATCGGCGTTACCCTGAATCGTAATGCTGACATCCGTCTTCATCGGCGCGTTGATAACCGAAGAAGAAGCCCTAGGAACAATCGAAGCAGCGGCTCCGGCCTGAGCTCCCGGAGGTGCTGTAACTGGTGCCTTCTTATCGTCACCAAAACCGAACCATCCGCCCACTGTGTCAATAGATTTAGAAGCCCAGTCAGGTAATTTCCAATCGGTGAAAAACTTCATTTTGTCTTCCAACCATTTGAAAATTCTTTTGCACCCGGATTCAATGTCCTCCCACGCCTTGATGAAGTTATCCTTCATCTTTGGGACGGTATTTATCAGGTTCGCAATATCTTTCGCCAAATCTCCTATAAACCCTACGACAGCCGTGATCGCCGCCACAACCACGTCCCCGAAGGCCTGCAGGAACATATCTTTGAGCGGTGAAAGTTTGTCTAAAAGGTCTGAGATTGACTTCCAGGCGTCCTGAAACGACTTTCGGATTCCTTTGATTTGATCGTCTGTATAACCTACAGATTTCAAGAAATCTTCAAATACGCTCGGTCCGCCTTTGGTGAACACAATTAAGTCATCGATAGCTCCGGCAAGTAGGAGAACCCCAGCGATTAGGAGACCAATCGGGCTTGTCAATGCGCCCAAGAGTTTTCCGGACATCATCAAAGCAGATTTTGGTCCGAACGCTAAGACCGCTGCTATAGAGATGCCTTTTAGGGCTAATTGAATAAACTGGCTGTGCTCTCCAATAAAAGCCGATGCCTTGCCAAATGTCGTAACAGCTTTTTCAATGTAAGGTAGGAAAAATTTAGCAATTCCATTACCGATACTTTGAATCGCCATTCCGGTCACTTGCCACGAAATTTTGAAGCGTCTGGCATTCTCTGCATCTTTAGGCGTTAAGGCGAGTTTCCGATATGTCTCAACCAGCTCTCCCATCTGCTTGTTGTTTTGCAGAAAAACAGCCGCGCTTTCACGTGTCAGCCCGAGATATTTCAGAGCGTAGTTCGCCTGGGCACCGGTCATGCCGTTGAGTTGCTTTCCCATACGAAGGAAAACTTCCCCGCTTGCTCCGGTGCGCTCAGTAAAAGCTTGCATGGCCTGAGTGAACGCCTCAGCGCTTCCTCCCGCGGCCACATTAGCTTTTCGCCATGCGTCAATCTCGGACACATTCATCCGGACTTTTTTAGAGATGTCGTCTAGCTTGGAGCCTTCATCTATGTAATTGCCAAACATGAATTTGGCACCAAACATCGCGGCCAGCGGAGCGGCATAACTCTTAATGGCAGAAAAGACCTGTTTCGCCATTGAATCAAGCTGAGAAAGAGATTTCGAGGCATCCTTTGAGGCCTTAGAAACATCCTTCCCTGCTTTCTTGCCGCTAGTTCCGACATTCTCTAAGTCTTTAGAGGTTTTCTTAGCGTTTTGAGCCGCGTCATTTAACGAGCCCGAAACCTCTTTGATACCGTCAGATCCCTCACCTAGTGCGTCAAGTTTTTCGCCTGCTTCCTGAGCGAATCCGAGCAACTGATTCAGTTTCTCGGACATCAGCTCGAAAAATTTAACTACGTCGTTCGAGTTGACGGATACATCAATAACTAAAGAGTCGGTCTTTTGAGCCATGTTATTAAGCGCTCTTTTGCGCTACCCACGAGTTGTAGTTCTTAATCAAAAGTGCCTCGTCTAATGCGTAGGCATCTTCCAGCGTTAGTTGTGTCTGAAGCTCGACCAAGGACGCCATGCCGCCGTTGATTAAACGAGAGATCAGAGGCGATAGCTGAGTTGTGACTGCTACGCCTCTAACCTTGGCACAATCGGCTAAGAATTCTGCACGGCGGGGGAGAACTGGCGTATCAAGTCGGGAAAAAAACCGAAGTTCGCCTTGAAGCTTTCAATTCTGAGTTTGAGGATGGTCAACGGGCTAGAAATATAACCGTCTGCATCATCGAAGGAGAATTTGATCTCGCTCTTACCGTCCACCTTGTAGACCTCGGAAAGCAGTTCATCCAAAAGGGCCTTCGCTTCTACATGTGGAACACTGACAAGCGCTTTGATCACGTCTCTGTATCCCATTTCGCTCTCAATATCGAGGTTTTTGCCGGTCATCAAGGCAATCCGGATCATTAGATCTTCAGCTTTAGTCGCAGGAAACGGATAAATCTTGAAGGTCAGCTGATTACCGCCGTCTTCCAATTTGATAACTTTCGGTTCCTTCATTTAGATTCGCTCCATGGATTCGAAGTGGAATACCCAGGTTGTCGGCGCCAGAACTTTGTTTAGTGCCGGCATCGGATTTGCTGTCTGCAGCACACCGTTGGAGAACTGGTAGGTCTTGCCGATAGACGGGATCTTGATTGTCAGGTTGCAAACATAGAGCTGTTTGTTGGCGCTCATTGCTTCGTAAAGCGTAGTGAATGCTGTCGCAGTCGGAGAGTTTGCTTCAAGCGTGATCGTTACAGGATAGATGTTCGGAGTAACGCCCGCTGCCATGAAGCCGTCTACGCCCATACGAGTCTCGGCAACCTGTTGAGAATCGGCGGCGATAGCGGCATCTGTCGAGAACCTTTCCAGCTTCAGACCGTTCGGATACAGCTCTTCAATCGTCATCACTGCTGACGCATTGGCGGATGTGATATCTAATTTCGGTTTCATTTCTTATCCATTCCTAAATGAAAAACCCGCCATTACGACGGGTCTACGCGGTTGTGAAATTTCGATTACATGACTGCGGTCAGTGGCATTTCGATTCGTTGGACACTACCGGCGTAGGTGAAAAACAACCCGAGTCTCGGACTTCCTCTTTGGGTTCGCACATTTGCAGAAGGAGCTTCAATCAAGTACCAATAGCCTTTGGAGTAGAGGTCTTGCTTAATTGTCGGATTGTTCGTTTCCGTCAGTAACTGCTGAACCTGAGAGTTGGACAGAGCCAGTCCTGTATCAATTACGCCATTACGCTTGGCATCGTTGATGGGATCGAGCAACCATGCCTCGATATAAGCAAATCCGGTGGCGTTATAGGGAGCGCGATTGATAGCCGCGAACCCGTCCATGATCTGGCGCTGGATGCGTGCCTTGAACCAAATCATGCCGTAAAGGGCATCAATCCATTGATAAATTCCGGAGAGCAGGCAGCCACGGTTAATGAAATCAAACTCAGCGTTACGTGTTGCGAATGCACCCACGTAATTGACCTTGAGATCATCCAATGCTTCAGCCACTTCGTCGCTGAGAACGGAAGCCTTAATTCCGGAAGCCGACTTCGCAAACCACGTCTTAATGCCTTGGATAGCGGACCAATCAATAGAGGCGCCAACTGCAAGGAATGCCGCGGCATCCTGAGCGGTACCGTAAACCATCGCCAAACAGTTGTAATTACTTTCAGCTAACTGGGCGGCTTTCGTCGTGGACTGGGTAGATTGATCCAGCATCTTTGTGTCTGTGGACCAATCAAAGTACACGTAGTCATCATCAATGTCTGCCCAAGCCGCTAAAGCGGAAGCCTCTGCCACCTCAGTTGCATAAAGAGTCGTGAATCCGACCCAGTTTCGAGAAACAGAGGTCACAAGATTCATGTTCTGAGCAGGTGTCAGAGCATCGGAACCTTGAGAGAGAACGGCACCGGAATCCTCTGTCAGTCCGAGCAATGCAGATACATCCGTTCCAGTGGTCGCCTTTGTAGCGAAGGAGATTGAAGCCGTATCGCCTGTCTCTGTAGTGGTCAGAATGATGGCATTTTGATCAGAATTGAAGGCGCCGGAAACCGCTCCAACTGCAGAAGCCAGCTCGGTTGCAACGTCACTGAAAGACTTAGCCGTAGAGAAATCGAGGTTCACGACTTCTTTTTCTGTGCCGTTGACCGAAATCGTCAGGGAACCGGTCTTAATGGCTGTCAGTTCAGAAAGTTGCGCTGTGATCGGAGCAGACTTAATCCAAGCGGCGGCATCTGCATTGATTCTACGGGCCACAAAAAGACGGTTAATCGCCTTCTGCTGATTGTTCACTCCTGAGAAATATTGATTGGCAAAGTCCGCCTCAGGAGATTCCGCACCAAAATAATTCCCGACAGCGGCAGCTGTCACAAATTCCAGTGCCGGAGAATCTGCAGGAATCAGAGCATTCTGGGTCAGCAGCAGACCGTTTGTTTCAAGATCGGCGCTCCCAGCTCCAATGATGCGAGGGGTGATAGAAACCAATCGATTAGCATTGATTGACATATTTTTCCTCAAAATAAAAAAGCGCCCGTTAAGGCGCTGACGATAATTGCTGAGGTGCTAGCTGAGAGCTACACCAATTTAGAGGCCGTTAATACACGGCTCCTTTAGGCAAAGGTTTAGGGTCTTCTATAGGTGTTCCGCTTAAGTAAGCCTCCACCACTCGAAGTTTTTCCTCTTCGTTCACCGGATAAAGACTCCCCCAAGCATGGAGAATTGGAATCTCTCCAAATTTCTCCTCATATTTGTCATAGAGTTCCTCGTTAGAGAGAGACATCAGCCGATCGACTTCTTTTTTGTCCATTGTTTTTCCTTGCTATGGGATACCAAATCCTTAAGCATTTCGTTGAAAACATTATAAGATTTGGAAAGGTTTTGTTTTACGGCGGGTAGCTCACATCAACGTTTTTCAGGTCCACATTAACCGCATTAAAGAAGCTCATAGAAACTTTGATCTGGCTCTGCATGCTGAGGTGGATCATCAGCGTTGATCTTCGTACATAGTTATCGGAGTCCCCGATGATGGTTGTGTCTCTCGGATCATCCGCATGAAGCAGGCTGATTCCTCTATCAACGAAAAACTGCACGCCGACCTGAGACCTGCATACTGTCTCCAAGGCCTGAGCTCTCAGCATCGCATTCATGCCATCAGAGCCGTTTAGCGTCGAAGCGTAGCAATCGACCTGAACCAAAACCTCTATAGTCGTTGAGAGGTAAACATTGTCATCGGTTTGGTCCTTCTCCCAATCCTCGGCACTCGTCCCGTGTCGCACGCTTGAGATGTAGGAATAGATGACGTAATCGTTCCCTTCAGGAGGCAATGCCAGATTGTTCTGGTTACCGTAGAAAATGTTTTCCGGCGCCACTTCCGGAACTGCAAATATCTCAAGAAATTCTTGGATCACTGTCCGGATGTTCGGGGTCAGGTTTTGTGCTTTCATCTTCATTCTCTGCGATATTCAGTTTCTGAGGCGTGGTTTGGAATGTGCAGCGGACCGCCTCCCAACCAGCGTCCGAAAAATCCTCGATCACCGCAGTGATCAGCCACTGGCCTCCCTTAGAGTCTTCGACATAATCTCCCGACCTTGCTAGTGGTCTATAGATTGCCCACGGCCGATGCTTCTGGTCGCTCGATGCGTAGAGGTACAGGCGCCGGATGATGGTGTTCTGTCCGGCTAAGTTGGCATGATCAAGAGCGCTATCGCCTTCACTTTGTAAATTTCCTTGAATCTCCTCTGCTGGTGCGTAATACGCTTGGACGATCCCTCCTACATTCTTTTGGCCGACCGATCGATACAGCTTGAAGGTTTCGTCTGCATAGTTGGCGTTAATCGCCTGGCGGACAATTGCGTGTAGGTTGAGAGACATTAGGAAACCTTCCAAGTTATAGAGCTTTGCAAGACGCCACTCAGCGTCAAAGGCTTTGTGGTCATCACGTTGTTAGGTAGAGTGCCTTTCCCTTTAGCTTTCTTGGCCTTGTCCATTTCTCCTCTTGCCTGCATCAGTGCCATCGTTAGCTCTGATCGTTTGGGAAATGAACCTGCCGGAATACCTGCTTCTCGGATCGTTTGCTTGATATCGTCGGTGGCCATTTGCCCCATGACACCTAACGAATGCTTTATGTCGAACGTTTTTAGGAAGCGAGACCTAAATTTCACCTGCCAATCCATTCGTTTTTGAGCGTAGGTGGCTCGCATAAACGGACGCGGAGGCATGTACAGGGTCGTGAACTTGCTGTTCGGAGGAAGTCCTAGCTGGGCTGACAGATAGTGTCCTTGCTTACTCGTCACTGATTGGGTCCACCCATATTCCAAATACATCCCAATGCTGGCAATGTCCGGAATCATTATTCCGACCTCTAGCTTTTTATTGCTGTCGGCCTTAAGTTTCTCTGACAGCTTTTTGAACGCATTGTTAGATGTGATGTTGATGCCCATCATCATCCCCACGGATGGTAATTGTTTCCCGGATAAACTCTGCCGCCGATTCGGTATTTGGCAGTCAGCGTCCAGTACATGGCGCCGCATTGGGTTTGAGCCCACCAATCTCCGACAAAAGTATTCGTTTTCAGAAGGTCAAAACTGGTACTCACACTTCCCTGCGTAGCACTAGCAATCCTGCCAACCTGACCATTCGGCTGCTGGCTGAGGGTTAGCAGATGACAGGTTGCCAAATCCAGGAGCCGCTCCCTTGTATAGATCTTGTTGTCCGGATCGTAGGGAGCAAAGCTGTCGGCGTCCGTATTCCCTACAAACTCAACCGCCAAATCAAAGTAGAACTGGAGAGTTTCGTCTGGGAATTTAACTTCATCCGAAAACGCAGGATGAAGGATTCGAAATTTTTCAGGATCAAAGACGACGACAGCCATTTTGTTAACCTTCTTCGTTCTTAACTTCTTCAACGTTGACCGATTCAGGATCGATCGGATTGAGGCCGTGAGATGCTTCCTTTAGTTCGTCCTCGCGGCTTCTGAATTCTTGAACTGATTTCATCTCCATCAGGCACGGAAGACCGCCATTCACTCCTGTGAACACAGCTTCTTGACCATGCATACGAATGATGTTTTCCCAGTCTTCTTTGTCGATCTGGAACGCAACCGAGTTTCCCTTGCCCAGCAGGATCCCGTCACGTTTTCCTCTAAGCGAATCATTAACTCCGGGGAAGATGATCGTCTTTGTTCCGCCATTACCGTTCGGCACATCGTCAAATTTGAGGCCGTGTGCAAGAGTGCAAGCAATGATCACAGTGGACTGAGTTTTAGCAGCGCTCTTCTTCTGAGTGTTGCTGAAATTGTCTGCGACAACCTTTCCGGATGTTGCTTTCTGAGTTGTGTTGGTTCGAGCCATTATTTTCAATCTCCTAAGAAAGAGGCCCGATCTCTCGGGCCTCCATAGCTGGTTAGTTCAGGTTAGATGCCAAGCATTGTTGCGACGAGGCTGGGACGACGAATAACAGCGCCCCAAGTTCCGCCCACCACTTTCTGCTTGTAGCTGGACATTTCCGGAACCACACGACCCAAGAAATATTTCTCAGAGAATGCGCAGATACCGGTTTCAATGCCAAACAGATCAGGAACGGTCATGTACAGCATTTCACCTGCAGTCGTGGTCAACTCAGGAAGCTGAACAACCTCGATGTTGGGGAAGGACTGCTTGAGCATGGTCATAGCTGTAAGACCGAAACTGTTCGGTTCGGTCAAGTACGGAGCTCTGGTGTTACTGACAGCGAGAACGATGCGGGAGTTCTGATCAACCAAACCGCCGTTATTCTTGCTAATTTCAGCCCAAAGCTTGTTAATGTCGTTATAGACAATGTTGGCAGTCTTCTCAGGCTGTGCTGCGCACTTTGCCGCCCACGTAGAGTTAGCGGTAGATCCTGTAGTGATGGAGATCGGGGAAATCGAAGCATTCAAGTTCGGGTCATTTAACAGACCGTAGACCTTCTTACCTTCGACACCATAAAGCGCAAACTTGTTGTGAGCCATTGCCATCACGTAAGCAGAAGCCTGTTGTTTAGAAGAAACAACATTCAACTTGGCCTTGGCCGCAAGACCGACTTCGCGGTCGCCATACTTGATGACGGTCTGGAACAGGAAGTTTTCACGAGTCGGGTACTCCACGTTCACGTCTGTGGAGACGTTCTCTGCGAAGTCAGAGTAAGGAGTTACATTGCCGGCATACTCTTCGACCGGGAAGGTGAAGAAATTGTCAGTCCAATCGCCCTTGCGTTCTTCGCCGAAAATCTTAGTAGCGTTCTGGGCGGCAAAGAGAATGGGGACGACCTGCGGGTCAATGAATGTCGTGAAGACGGACGGAACACCGACAGACACAGGAGTCTGCAATGCGGCATCTCGAGCCATTGCCTTAACCGTTGCATCGTAGTCGACGTTGATCTTGCCCTTTGCGTCGGTGGAATAGGACATGAATCCCTTTGCTTCCACACCATGCACGCCCTTTTGTTTTGCTAATTCAAAATCGTTCATTTTTTACCTCAGATTAGGATCCGGTCGCGGCAGGCTGATAACCGAGGCCGTGATTGGAAATGATGATCGTGTCGCCCTTTGCGCCAGCCGTCTGAACTGTCCAACCGGTGTCATTTGTGGCGCCGGCGGTGCCAAAAGTGATGGCGCCGGTAGTCGGATTACAAAGAACCGCCTGACCGACCGTGGCGGCTGCGGGAGCAACGATGTAGTAATCACCTCGAACGGCAATCGTCAGCTCAGAGCCCTTCGGATAAATATCCGGAGTATCTGTGCCCAGCTCGATGGACGCGGTGAACGTGCGCTCAACAAATCCGATCGGCTTGTCTCCTGCAGAGCCCGTCAAAGAGGCGATCGGGAATTTCACTGCTGTTCCGGTTGTGGAGGCGGCCACAGCAAACGCAAAACCACCGCACTGGACAGTACCGTCAGACAAATAGTTCTGAGGCGTGTAGACGGCCTGATTGAATGCAACCTGCTGTCCCGGAATACCGATAGCAGGATAGAGACCTACAGATTTTTGAAGCATCAAAAAATCTCCTATTTATTTAACATTGTTCAAAATTGCGCTGACGGCAGTCGGCTTCTCGGTCACCTTGGCGCCGGAGTCTTTCGCACCAGCTAAGGCCTTTCGGCCTTGCATATAGGCGCGGTACGCAGAACGAGCTTCGGACGCGGAGATGTTTTTCAAACCGAGTTTCTTGAGTGCTGCCACATAGATGGAACCTGCAGAGTCATAGGATCCGGCACGGATAACACCTAACACCGGCTTGACTTCTTCGATTGCGGCCAGTTCAGAGTAGATGGCGTTTCTGAGAACCTTCATGGAGTCAGAAGCAGAGCTCTTCTCTTCCTTGCCGTCTTCAGGTTTCGGATCTTCATCCTGTGCGCCTTCATCTTTCTTCTGGGCGTAATTCAATCCGGCCGCAAAAGCCTTCTTCTCTTCTTCAGAAGCTTCGTCAAGGCCACAAGATTTCAAGGCGTCTGCTGCTTCCTTTTCGAGATAGCGTTCTTCGCCTTCACGTTCATGATCAGAATCGAGTCGTTTAGGATCGTCCTTTTCACGTTTTTCGCCGTAAAGGACGCCAGCCTCAAAACCAGCCTTGAAGTTCGGATCCTTCATCTTTTCATCGAGCTCCGGATCGTCATCCTGAGCCTCCTTTTGATCGTCGGGCTTAGGATCTTCGTCTCCTGTAGCCTGAGAGTAGGCCAAGTCAGACAGAGTTGTTTTCAGCTTTTCAGCTTCTTCGTCCGTCAGACCTTTTGCCTTCAGTCCATCGATGATTTTTTGAATCATCGCGTCTTTGTCATCATCTTGAGCGCCGTCAACGATTTTCCCGTTGGGATCAACGGAATGCAAATCGATAATCGCCTTTGCTAACGTCACTTCAGCCTGCTCAACAGCGTCATCTTTTTCCATATTGAGAAAGTCCTTATTAGAATCGCGAACTCTTACCTCAGGCCCAGCGCGCCCAGTTTCCACAAGCGCAAGATGGTTCGCTCTGATCTTGCGTTGCACATAGTCGTATTTCTCTCCATCTGGTGTCTCACCCGGCGTGAAGTCAGGTTCGAACGTGTATGCAAGACTCAGCTCCCGCATTGAACCGTCTTCGATTCGGCTCCGGGCGTCCTTGTCATAAATATGGAGAGAGTTAACTAAAAACGGAGCCTCAAAAGCTCCGTCCGTTCCGGTAGTGCCGACCCGAGTCTGTTTGTTCTCAGGGGCTCCGTGATCATCGTGATGTTCAAGATGAATCGGAATACCGTTTATCGATTGAATAGTTTCAGGGGAACTGAGTTCTTCAGGCGGTCGATAAGCGTGATAGATCCTTTCTGGATCAAGTCCGAGCTCTCGCCAGCCTGCGATCTCCTTCCCGTAATACGGAGCAACTTGAACTCTTGTTAGGGGAGATTTTTCGACATGGAGAAATCCATTGTCATCTACGGTCCTGACACTAGTAGAGTCAAGTGCAACACTTCTGCTGTCATTGTTACTCGCCACTTCTTTCACCTCTAACCCATAAAATTCAAAGTCCCCCTTACCTGTTTTTTCGTCATGGGCTAAAATATCGGTACATCGTGATACGCCCCTTCCTGTTATGGGAGTTTCTTGGGGGTTGCGATCGGCCTCTTCCGTACTCCTGGATTTTGATTTCAGATCGGTACGGTACGAGGCCTTTTTACTATCTATGGCATCGGCCTTATCAATTAAATAATGCTTAAAGAGGTCTCCACCCACTTTTTTGTTCATTTCTTTAGAACAAAGCGTTACTTCATACTTTTTCCCGTCTATGGGGACAATTTTGCGGGTGTAATGAAATTTCTCGACATCGGTGTGTTTTTCCTTTAATCGAGAAGAGCTCCCTAGGTATTCTCCAGTACGATAAATATGTGCAAGATACGGCAACGCAAGCATTTTGTTGTCCGCAATTGAATTCCCCGTTTCTTTTGCTCCGTTCGTAGTAAAAACAATACGGTTTGCAACGGGAAGCCCTCCCGGATTCTCTACTGCCTTAATACCTCTGCAGTAATACTCTTGGACGTATTTCGTTGCCGTTTTAGCCGGAGACTGCCCTTCATGATTCTTTCTAAAAACTTCAAAACTTGGAAGCTTATCCGGCCCCACGCTGGTTCCTGCTCCTCCAACAATCTCGCCATTTTTGATTGCTATTGAGACGTTTTTAACAACACGATCACGATATGCCCGGCGCCAGTTGTCCAAACGAGGTCTGAGATCGTCAATGAGTTTTTGTTCTGTTTCTGTCATCCAAGAGTCCTCACGTAGCTAAACAGGCAGTAGAGATAAATAATCCCGAGAGCTGATAGCCCCCAGAACTCAACCTTTTTTCTGAGTTTGTCGCGGCGTTCTAAATAATCCGTAATCCATTTGAAGATCCAAAGGAAGACGAACATCGCGACGTAGCAATTGATCATCCAGAAAACATAACCTTCAGTGCTAGTAGGCCAATACATTCCAGCCCCCTCCCTCTTTCTTCGGTTTAGGCGTGACGACAAACAGCGGAATCGGGCACTCATCCGAGCAAACCTTGCATTTAACTTTGCTGTCATCTGCAAAGATTTTCGGGGAACCTTTGACCTCGTGGAGTTCAAGAGATCTATCCGGACGCATGACCAAAAAATCAGGCGTGTATGAGCATCGGTTTGAGGCAATCTTCCATGTGAACCGCTCGAACCAGTATTTGAGAATTAACCCAGAGTTTTTCTGTTGTTCCAGGTAATCTCGATAGGCGGCCTCAGTTCGGTTCATTTCACCGACCTTGAGCCTGCCTTTTGCTTGTAAAAACCTTTTCATTTATCCCTCCTGATGGATTTTTGTTGTTTGGTTGAATTGTTTGATGCCGTTTCCAGAACATTAGAGTTCCGTTGAGCGATGATCTGAGCGTGTGAAGACCAACGCTCAAACTGTGAGAAAAAATCTCTTCTGCGTTGAATTTGTTCGTCTCCTGCTTGTTCAAACACAGTGCATCGAGCAAACGAGATCGGATAGCACTCTATGCCGGCGCCTTTATCCGGATGGTGGCAGTAGATGTTCATGTCCCCAAAGGACTGTTTTGGAGGAAGATGCTTCTTCCCGTCGGGTCCTATCCAGAAGGCCTGAGCATGAATGCAGTAGAGGCAGCACCCGCTCATTCAGACTTCCTTCGGAAAGCACAAACGAAACAGACTGCTACAACCATCGCCAAAAACGGCAAGCTGTAGTCAATATTCGATCCGTAGTAAGCGAACCAAGCAAAGTCGAGGAGGCTAAGAGCTCCTCCGGAACAACCAACAAGAGCGAGGAAATTGGCAAAATCGAAGTGCATATCGTTACCTGTCAAATAACAACCGACAAAACAACAAGAGCTCAGGTACAAACAAAAATATGGGATAGCGTCCATGCTCTAACTCCTTTTCAACCGATCGGTTAATTTGGTTTCCTTACTGATCTGAAGCGCCGCCCTCACCAGTAGCCCGAACAGCACCAAATTCACAAAGACCACCGGCGCCAAAATGATCAGTAGCAACTGCCATGCACTCTCTGACATAAAATCTCCTAAAAGTAGGGTTCAGGCGCCGGCTCTGACTGTGTTAGCTCCAGCCACGGCCTCACCGGAACACGCGTCCACGATGTGCAGAAATTCAGACTGGCGTTGTCTCTCCAAAGCTTGATGAACCCCTCCCACGCCCCGTTTCTCTGCTTGCACAAGTTCAGGACAAAATCAGGCTTGGTGTCATCAACATCCTTTCCCTCTGCCTTTTTCTGAATCTTGGAGATATCACGAGCCAACACAAAAACGTTGAATGCAATGTTGGTGATATTGGAGCTTCCCTTAATGGATTCTTTCGTCGCAGAATCAAACACCGAATAGGTTTTTGAACCGCCGTCTCCACGCTTGCGGCAATGGGCCACGACGACAATGTGGACATTGTTGGTCCGAGCAAACTCAACCAGTTTGGTCATCACATAATCGGTTTCCTTCTTGTCCATGTCGTCTCTGACACACATCATCAGAGAGTCAACAAAGAGGATGTCTGACTTGTAGTCATGGACAGCTGATTCAAGAAGGCGCAAAAGTTCGTCCGGAGAAACCTTTCTCTGAAGATCACAAATTCGCATTCTTGAGGCGAATTGTTTGAAGAAGAGGTCAACATCAGGCTCTTCAATCATCCGTTTCTCAGTGCTGCAGACCGTCTGCATGAGCATTCTTTCGATCGTCCGTACCGGAGCCATTTCAAAGGAAGCAATGTAGAGAGAAGCTCCGCATGAAATGAGGTGAAGTCCGATCTGCCCAAGCAGAAGAGATTTTCCGGAACCGTTTTCACCAGCCAACACCGTCAGTTCTCCTGGTCGGAATTCAAAATCTATCGGACGCCCGACACAGCCTTCATTCGTTTGAGTAAATGGAAGCGTGAACTTGGACACATGAGTCTTCTTCGCTTCCAAATAGTTCTGGAAATCGTTTTTGAACTCGAGAACGTCCTTGTTGATAAAAAACTCAGGAGACTTGTACGCCCTTCTCTCGTATTCCGACAAAGAAGTTTCTATTTCGGCTCCATTCGTCGGATCGCCCCAGTAGTCATCAAGATCAGGCGAAACGCTTGTATTTTTTGGATTCATAGTCAAATTTCCATGCAATCAGTTGTTTGTTTTTGAACATCACCGAGACGACAACGGCGGCGGGTAGGGATTTGGGAATTTCGAGCATCCAACGACGGACGGTTTCTCTGAGTTCGGGCGTATCGTCGACATCGATAAAGTCGATCAGAACAGTCTTACCTCGGAGAAATTCGGCCTTGATGTGATTAGGTTCGTCGCAGAACGTAAACAGTATCGTCGGAACCTGAGGACGTCTTCTGGGCAGCACCTCGATTTCATCCTCATAAATCGCATCAGCTTGGTAGAGCGCCAGTTCGCTTTCAGTCAGCCGAGGAAAGAAAACCAGCTGAGTAGTTGTAAACGCATCAGGATGCTCGTAGAACGTTCTGCCCTGATCATCTCGAACAACGGCGGCAGCGGCAAACATCATTTCTGCTCCTTAATGTTGGGAAGGTCCTTGATGTCGTAGGCTCTCATGCCTGCATGGAGCTTCTCTACAAACTTGTTTTTGGCACCGGTTGAATACGTGACGGGAGGAAGTTCTTTGTTGTATTCTGCAGCAGAGACCCAATGAGCATTAGGGTCTTTCCAATCATCTTTAACCCAATCTGCCTTGAAACCCGTCCAGTTGCGAACCATCATTTCATTGATGACCTCTTCCAATTTCCAGCCGGCGGTTTTAGCTTCCTTACGAAGAAGCGAAACCACTCTTTCCGTTACCGGTGCCTTCTTTTGCTTTCGATAAGCCAAAAAGTCATGCCAAAACTCGTCAGTTAACTCCTCAGGTTTCTGGCGGCGTTGAACCTTAGCTTCCCTTTTTGGTTTCGGTTCAACGGTTTCCTTTTTGGAAACACTTGCTTCCTGAACCTTTGGTTCTTCAAGCGGAAGTTCTTCCTCAATGGTTTCAGTTTTTAGAGAAACAGGTTTTTCACACACACGCCCCGCGAAACTTTTAGAAACTTCCGGATGTTCTTCGCTCTTTTCGGTGCGTGTATATGTTTCTTGTTCTTGTTCTTGTTCTTGTTCTTGTTTTGGCATACCCTTTCCGAAGCCTTTGCTAAAGCCTTTCGGTAAGTCTTTCGCAAAGCCTTTCCGATAGGCTTCGTTAAACTCTTTTGGTAACGCTTTAATGAAACTATCTCTTTGAGAATTAAGAATAATTTCAGCAGATTTCGCAAGTACGTGATTAGTTAAATCACACTCAGGCAATGAATCTAGAGCGCTATTCCATGACTTAACTACATTCGGATTTTCCGGAAAGTTGTACTTTAAAAAGTTAGGTACGTAGATCAAAAAAGACTCTGAATCGTACTTTATTAAACCCTTTGATAAGAGTTCATTTAAGGCTTGAATAAAGACTTCACTAAAGCCTTTCGGTAAGTCTTTCTGTAACCCTTCATTCAAATATTCGTTACCTCTTTGTTCGATAGCAAGCGACTCAAACGACGCCTTAAAAGCACCGATAGGCGCAAGGTCACGGCGACTTAGGATTGTGTACCAAGCCAGCTTTCCCTCTACAGACAATTCTCTGAACTTCTTATCGTTGCTGATGCGGCAGTCGATCTTTCTATAGATCGCCATAGTTGCCCCCTATTTGGATTTTTTCCAAGCTTTGAAATGTGGGAACGCGAGCCGAAGGTAAGGAAGTCTCCCAAGAGGAACACCGTTCTTCGACCACTTAGTGACGGCGGCGGCACTTAACCCAAAGGTCTTTGCAATTACAGACTTCCGTTTGAACTCACCCAGAAGTTCATCAAAAACCTGTTCTTCCAGTTTTTTCATGGTTTTACTTAGGTTAAAAATTAACGCTTATATATTAACTTAAAAATTTACCTAAGTAAACCAATTCAGTGTTAACTTAGGTTAAATTTATCTCACACAGACGGAGGAACGTATGAAAACAAATGAATCTCAAAAAACGTGGACAGACCGCTTAAATGAGGCTTTAGCGTTGCGCGGAAAATCTCCGGCGGACATATCAAAGGCAACCGGTATCACACCAGCCGGAATCAAAAAATGGATCGACGGCGATGTCTCAAAGCCGAAATTCGATGACGTTTTTGCAGTTTGTTCATTCTTGGACATCACCACGGAATGGCTCATGAAAGGCATTGGATCAATCAACGACAAAACCATGCCTGCTGCCAACATGGTCTCCATCCAACAAGTTGACTTTTATGGATCTTGCGGTGTCGGAGTGATGAATTTCGAGGACTATCCGGAAATCAAGACCCTTCAAGTTACTCCAGCTTGGTTCTCTCGAAATTTTTCCTTCTACAACCCAAGAGACGTGAAGATCATCACTGCTTTAGGCGACTCGATGGAGCCAGAGATTCGAGATGGGGATGCCGTATTTATTGACATAACAGACCGAGAGACCCTAAGAGACGGTATCTACCTACTAGTGGTCGATGGAGAAGCCTACATCAAACGGATACAGAAACTGATCGGAAAGAGGATTGCGTTGCTTTCCACCAACAAGGCATATAAAGACATTGAAATAAGTCTTGATTCTGACATTGAAGTTCGCATTATTGGCCGAGTAATCAAAAGTTTGAAACTCGTGGACATTTGAAATGAAAACATTGGCAGAGCGTTTAACCTTGGCGTTAAGTGATTCCGGTTTAAAGAAAAGTGACATCGCTAGGTTATGTTCGATCTCTCCGGCTTCAGTTTCCGATTGGTTTACTGGCAAGTCGAAAAGCATCAAATCTATTTATCTCCCCAAGGTTGCCAAATTGCTTGGCGTTTCTTCAACGTGGTTAGCAACCGGTAACGGTCCGATGAAGTCCCCTAATGTACTTGTGACCGAAGAAGTCTGTGATGACGACGATTGGGTAGAAATTCCCGAATACAAAATTCGGTTCGCAGCTGGCTTTGAGCAAAATTCAACGTTAGAAGAACTTGCTTCTGAATATAAAGCCGCTTACCGCCGCTCTTGGTTCCAGAGGAAAAACATCAACCCAGAAGACTGCAAACGGTTCAAAGTGAAGGGGGACTCTATGGAACCTCTTTTGCTCGACCACGATGTTGTCCTGGTCGACTGCTCGAAAACAGAGATTATCGATGGTCGAATCTATGCCTTTGTTTTTGGGAATGCCTTACGTGTTAAGAGGCTCTATAGAAAGATTGACGGCTCAATAATGGTTCATTCAGAAAATCCAAATTTTCCAGATGAAACCATAAAACCTGCGGACACTGAGCAAGTTCAGATCATTGGAGAAGTCATAGAAAGATCTGGATCGGTTTAACCCGACGATACTCAAAAGAGACGACTAACTGATCATCTCCAACCGTCAGACCTTAGGACATCATCCTGGCACGATAGCTTACTGTGAGGTGTGGCGATTGCAAAAAAACTCTATCCGTCGTGTAAAAAAGCCTATCCAGCAGATCAACTGTTAGAAGAAGTGAAACGTCATGAAAATAACTCGAATAGACATTAAGAAATTCAGAGGAATCAAAGAACAAACCGCTGAAATCGGGAAACTCGTCACTTTTATTGTTGGACGCAATGGTACACAAAAAAGCACTCTATTGGGTATGCTCAGCCAGACTTTTACTCTCAAGTCCTCAAACCCTATGAGTCAAGAAAAACCTCTTTCCGGGGGAGATTATCGTTCAAGCTTTAGAGAAAAATTTAGACTTTCGGATAAATTCGATAAGCCTGGAGAACATGAGTGGACATTGTTTTTTGATGACAACTCTAAATTCGAAATAGAGAGCATATTGCGTTCGGACACTAAAACTGTGAGGTTTTGGCAAAAAGGAAAGAGAGGAAAAGGTGACGGCTATAAAGAATGGCCGGTTATATTCCTCAGTCTCCAACGCCTGGTTCCTTTAGCTGAAACAGATTCTCAAAAAGACGATTTAAGCTTTTCAAAAGAAGAGGAATCTTTCTTTATAGACAACCATAATAGGATAATGTCTGTAGTGAAAAACGACACTCCGATGGTTTCCCATGTGGCTGGAAAACAAAAAAATTCTTTAGCCCTGGACACAGAAGAATATGATTGGCAGCAAAACTCTTCGGGACAAGACAACTTGGGAAAGATAATTGCAGCTATACTTTCCTTCAAAAGATTAAAAGAGAACTATGGAAAAGACTATTCTGGTGGCCTTTTAGTAATAGATGAAATCGACGCAACAATGCATCCAGTTGCTCAGGAGAAACTCTTCGATTTCCTTCTCAAACAAGCTTCTAAATTAAACCTTCAAGTAATTTTAACTACGCATTCCCTATCCCTTTTAAAGCATGTTTGCGGAAGGATTTCTCACTTTAAGGATAAACAAGCTAATGACGTAAAGATTGTCTTAATGGAAAAAAAGGACAAACAAATCGTCATTAAAAACGAACAAAACTTTTCTTTTATTGGAGACGTATTAAACCTCACGGCCACAGTTCCCGAAAGGCAAAAAATTAAAATCTGCACAGAAGATGAGGAAGCAAAAAATTTCTTTGCTGCACTGAATAAGAGAATCAAGCTGCCCGTTCATTACGTCAAAGGTACCCTGGGCTGTGACACTTACATTTCAATAGTTAAGCAAAACCTTGAGCTCATGCTATCAAAGGAAATATTGATTCTCTTGGATGGAGATGCCAAACTTTCAGGCTTAGAAAAAGAAAAAACAAACATTATTAAGCTTCCTGGCGGAAACTCTCCTGAGAGAATTCTGGCTACCGTTTTATACAACCTTCTCGATTCTTCTCGTTACTGGCAGCGAGTTGCCCCGTCCTACACCAAAGAGGTTTGCTTCCGAGACATTACGTATGATGACGTAATGAAGGACCGAAATCTTGCCAAGGATTGGTTCAAAAAGCAGAAGAAGTATTCAAGCTGGTTAAGCGCAACAGTAGCTGTTTGGATTGAGGAGAATCAAGAGGACTTTGATGAATTTAAAGCCCAGCTAATTGATTATTACAAACACGTCTTCCTTCCCGAGGCTTGGAAGTGAGCGTTTAATTTAAGGAGAAAACCTCACTGGCCAACCTATTCGAAACCCTTTAGTATGGTTGGCAAGGAGACACGAACATGACACACGAAAACTTTTCTCCGCTTAGGTATCCAGGAGGGAAAGGGAAACTTTCTCAATACATTGCCCGGATCATCTTGGACAATAACTTAAAAGGCTGTGAATACGTAGAACCTTTTGTTGGAGGCGGGGCAGTTGCCCTTTACCTCCTGCAGAAAGGCTTTGTTCGACATATTCATATTAACGATATAGACCCAGCGATTTATTCATTTTGGAAGCATGCAGTCTATAACACCCAAGAACTCATCTCCTTAATTGAAACCACGCCTGTAACTATCGATGAATGGAAAAAACAAAGGAACATTCAAAGAAATAAGGACAATTTTGTAGGAAGTCTAGATCTTGCTTTCTCAACCCTTTTTCTCAACAGAACCAATCGATCCGGAATTCTTTGGGCGGGGCCGATCGGAGGTCAAAAACAAGAAGGTGCTTGGAAACTAGATTGCCGGTTCAACAAAGAAAGAATTCGAAAGCAATTGAACTCGTTAGCATCTTTTCGAGAAAACATCTCTATTTACCAACTGGATGCAAGAGAATTAATCGAAGCAATTGGAGAACGAAAAGGACAATTTTTCTTTTATATTGATCCTCCTTACTATCAAAAAGGTCAGTCCCTATATTTGAATTCTTTTTCCCATTTGGACCACTTAAAACTCTCTCAAATTATTAAGAAGCTCCCTGAAAACTGGCTGGTTTCTTACGATAATGTTTCGGAAATCACCGATTTGTATAACGGCTGTGGAAAAGTCGAATATGGAATTCAATACTCTGTCCAAAGAAAGTACAGAGGAAAAGAAGTCATTTTTTACCCACCATGCCAGACTGTACCGGATACACAGGAACCTTCAAAGTACAGGTTGTGATTGTTCAATAGCCGCCTCCGGGCGGTTTTTTATTGCCGCGAGGCGGCTTTTTTACTAAAAAATTTATCTAAGTGAAAATACTTAACGATTTGCTTTACTTTTTAGTTTACCTAGGTTAATATTTATTCATTGATTTATTAACTCATGTAAACAATGTTCCTCTAATTCCTACAATTTCAGAATCCGGGCCATGGAGTACTAAACCCGGACGCAGCAGACAGAAGCAGAACCTGTGAGCGAAAAAATTCGAAACGGCCAAGTGCAGGCGGTGCTGGTCACGCGAAGACAGACAATCGAACACCAGCAGTCAGTGAAGTGAATGAGTAAGGCAAACGGTAGCCACGAAACACTTTTCAGCTAGAGACCTCTGACAAATAAAGGCATTTGAGATGCACGCAGTATCAAGAACAGCAAACCTGCGTTGAGGTCCCGAGAAGCTAACCAGATGAGGAAATCAAAACCAAGAACAGAAACTCGGGCGTCCCAGTCTCGTGAACTGGGTGAGCTAAGCGCTCTCGCAAGAGTAAGAGAAGAGCGCAAACAAAAGCGCCTTCTTTGTCACTCACCCAAAGACGAACGATCTTTAACTTGGAGGGCGCTTCTGTTTTTCACAGGAGAGACAAAATGCTTTTAAAAAGTAAACGCGTTATGCCTAGAGCTTATGAGATTTATTACAAGGGTCAAAACATCATCAGCTTAATTAGACCGAAGCCTAATGACTGGCGCTTTTCCGGATTCTTCATGAAAGAACAAGACAAGGTAAACGATTTGTTATTGGCAAACGTTTTCGGTCTGAGTTTCCGGACAAAAAGACGAGCGCTCATTGAGCTGGAAGTCATTTTTGCGAGATTTGAATCACTGCTAGCTGAGCCAATGTAATGAATACCATGAACAAAGAAATCTCTATCCTTTCGCAAACATATAAGGCGCTCAGCAATGCGGCTCCTCCTCAGGGCGAGACAGCCGCACGCGAGTTCTACGAAGGTCTGAAAGCTCTTGAGTACGCAGTCTGGTGCCTAGAAAACTCTCAGGAAGTTGCTATGGGTTCACCCAAACAGGTGATACGAATCTTCCCAGAGTTTTACCTTGTGGAGCGGTCTGAGGAGGTACATACTTTCCTTCAAGAATTCGGACATTGGTTATCTCAGGAACCTCGAAGTACTTAAGAGAATGAGGCTCTCCGGAAAGGCTCCCTCCCTCAGTCTGCAAGCCCATCAATTTGTTTTTGCCAAGGATGTATGGCGATACAACCCGATACTGTCCATGGTAAATAAAAGACACTGCCTTTCGTGCTTTCAACGCTTCAAGCAAAGTTTCATAAGCAAACATCTTTTCCTCCATTGGTTAATTGAGTGTTGACAAATTAATTATCCCGCGGAGGTGACACCCCGGAAAGACGGGGATTCCGCACTCCCCGAATGCGGTACCGATAAACTAAATCCAACTAAATTCGACTAAAATGCAGGAAAGGGAATTTAGATGCTTGTAAAAATCAATAGGTACAGAAACAAGATCAAGCGATTGACCGATGCGCTCGAAAAGCTTGGTGTGGCAGGTGTGGCACTTGGGCTATTCCAAAGCAACACGGCCGGACTATTAGGTGGCTTAATTTTCATTGCGCTATCTATTGTTCTTACGAAGGAGGATGAATAATGACAACTGCTTGGATTCTTTATTTTCTAGGCGGCCTTGCATGTGTTGCAGGGATTTTGGTGCTTCAGCATCTTGGTAGCAAATGAACGTTTGGATTGCAACAATGATTCTGGCCTTGGTTGTGTTCTGCGTAATGGCTGGATCAATTCTCTACTTTACACACAAAGGCTAACCAGCTGATAGAAATTTTCGAATAACTCAAAAGCTCGCTTCGGCGGGCTTTTTTATTGCCTGTAAACAAGGTTAATTATGAAATTTGAACCCAAAAAATTGAAATTCGTCCACGAGTTTCCGGAAGATCGGGAGTGGCTGGATGAAGAACGTCTCAAGGCCAAGCTGGTTTATTACGATGCCGTGATGATCGCTTCGATCAGCTATGACAGTGACGCCAAGTTATTCAATATCTGGTTTGAGGATTTCAAATACAAGTATCCAAAGAATGACAAGGAAAACTCCGTCAAGCCGGCAGAGATGCAGAAAGAGAACAATCATTGTTTTGAAACTCTCAAGATCTGCAAGGAAGTAATTTCCGAGGTTCTGACTAAGTTCCTTCCGCAGGTCGAATATATCCGGCCAGCGTTTGAGGAAAACGAATCCAGCCTGGATCTTTAAAACCAGTGACAGCTCGGAAAGACGAGCACCTTCAGACCATCTTCATAAGCTCCCCAGGCTTTTACCAATAACTGTTAATTCCAGTTCAGCGCTTAGGGGAGCTTTTGAATGTGGTCTTTTTTACATAGTTTTATAGGAGAGAAAAATGATCTTATTACCGGACGAGCAAAAACAAATTTTTGACGAAGTTGTTGATGACATCTTGACAGAAAGAGGCTCTGCAACCTGTCTCACTGACGCGCTGGCTTATGCAGAGCGTGCTGTGGTGTCCGCCCTGCTCTCTGGAAAGAAAGAGATAACGCTTGACTTGGCTCACGTTGTTTCGACTGCTGAGGCTCAGAAGGAAGTCAAGGCGCTCTTTAAAGAGTATGCGTCGAATTCCATCGGTGATCTGGCAATAGAAGCGATTGATAAAGACATCTACCCCGACGTTAAAAATTAAAAGTTTCTCTCCTCTGCCCCGCCAGTTTCCCTCCTTGAGCTGGCGGGGTTTTCTTTTGGAGGTTGCCATGAATAAAAAATTTGATGATCTGTTAGAGGACGATCTCGCATGTTTCCTCTGCGCTCTGATCGCCTTCGTCCTGTTTTTCGGCACGTTGACCGTAGTCCTGAGCGCCGATGCATTTCAGAGGTGGCTGCTATGCATGTAACTCCGAGAACGTGCCCCGGGCCAGGAGATCTCTGGCAAATGAGCTGGCAGGAAGAAAAACGGCAAGCCGAATATGAACGCCTGATTGAAAAGTTCTTTGAAAAATACATCCCAGAGTGCTGCGACGAGAGGATCAACCAACTGGCCGAGAACGGCGAGGATGAAAGACATCCAGAGATCGAGCCTTTGTTCGACGAATTTTTGAAGGAAAACGAATGGCAGTAATTACTGACGCAGAGCGTAAAAAACAGCGCAACCGAGAACTGAAGCGCGAGTACTACGCAAAAAACAAAGAAAAGAGGGTTGCGCAGAGCAAAGAATGGTATCGCAAAAGACGCGAAGAAGAATTAGCCCTGCGAAACGATAAAACACCAATCTTGCCGCAGACCCCTTTTTCAGCACTATTTACAGATTTTTTTATTGATAGGAATCTGAAAAAATGACTAACGAACAAAGAGCCCTCTGGTTAGAGGGTCGGCGTACAGGTATCGGTGGTTCTGATGTTGCAGCGGTTCTCGGTTTGAATCCGTGGAAGACGCCCCTGGATGTATGGAACGATAAACTCGGTCTCTCTGAGGACAAGGGAATGTCCGAGCCTGCTTACTGGGGAACAGTTCTCGAGGATACAGTGGCCAAAGAATTTCAGTTGCGTACCGGGAAGAAAGTGCAGAAAGTCAGTCACCAGTTCGCTGATCCGGAAACTCCTTGGGCAATCGCAAACATCGACCGAGCAATTATCAATCCCGAGATTGCCGGGAAAGTTCGGCCGCTGCTGAAGGTAGAAGAAATCGAGCGCTATGCCGACATCACTGGGGTTGAGCGAATCATCAACACGGACGTAGCGTTTGAGGCAAAAACAGCGAACGCTTTTACCGCTGACCTTTGGGGTCCAAGTCAAGAGCTCGAGATCAAACAGAACAACCTCAGAACAGAGCATGTGATCCCGCTTTACTACGAAACTCAAATCCAGTGGTACTGCGGGATTCTGAAACTCAGGGGAATGTATCTCGCGGTGCTGATTGGAGGGTCGGACTTCCGGATGTACTGGGTAGATGCTCGTCCGGATGTGTTCCAAGTGATCAAAGAAAAGTGTTCCCGATTCTGGAACGAAAACGTTCTGAAGAAAATCCCGCCCGATCCAATCAACATTGATGACGTACTTCAGCTATATGGAAAAAGTAACGGAAAAGCTGTGGAGGCTCAGGGTGAGCTTGCTATTGATTATGGTGAGTACGCACGTATTGCTGGTGAAATTAAGGAACTTAAAAAGCAGCAGGACGCGCTCAAAACCAGAATTGCAATAAGCATGAAGGACAACGAGATTCTCACGCTTGATGGCAAGAAAGTCCTCACCTACAAAACGCAATCCACCAAACGTTTCGATTCTGAATCTTTCAGAGAGGATCACTTGGATGACTACTACGACTACCTCAAGGAATCCTCAACTCGTGTAATGCGCGTCTGCGCGTAATTTACTAGGAGAAAACAATTGTGAAGAAACTTCTAACGCAGGCTCAAGTAGACAACAAGATTAAACAGATATTGTTAAATACGCCCGACGGGAATTGGAATAAATACAAACAAACCTTTTCTCTCAATGGAGGAAGCTGTTTAGCCATTTCTATTTCTAGATTCACCGTTTCTGTTAACTTCATCACTACTAATGAAAAAAGTAACTTTAGTTTCAAACTGGGAAATTACTTTTCTGAGGAATTGGTTACAGATCCCTCGATAAATTTCACCTATCGGAAACAGGGAGCCGTAACTTATGAGGAAGCTCTAGCTATTTCCATCTTCTTACGGAAACTTTCTTATTCAAATCTTGAGAGGATCATCAGAGTCAGAAAACGTGGAGAAGCTGTAACGATAGAAAAAATTAGAGAAATTCTAGGAAAACAAAAACAGGATTGCGCCTTCCGAAACGACAATCCTGAATTCTCAGATCAATCTTCGGAAAATATAGCATCCGACGATCATCCTGACAATGTGAGGCGTTCTAATGTGAGGCGTTCTAAACAAGAGATCAAGGAAGAAATAAACCTTCTGGACATGAAAATAAGAAGAGCTGAGCTCATTAAACAACTCAAGCAACAATCTAGCCCTTCAGTATGAGGGGCTTTTTCATAGGAATTAAATTATGTCAACATCTGACCAACTCGCCGCCGCTGTCGGCGCTCCCTCTGCTCCAGTAGCAAAACCCAAAACGAAAGCCCCTGTTATCGTGCAGCAAGTTCTTTCCGACCAGTTCAAGAAACAATTAGCGCTAGCGGTTCCGAAACATCTGAGCGCTGATCGCATGGCAAGAATTGCCGCGACCGAAGTCAGGAAGACGCCGGCTCTGCTCAATACAACCCCGGCCTCGTTTTTGGGCGCCGTTATGCAGTCAGCTCAACTCGGCCTTGAACCCGGTTCTGCCAATCTATAGAT